GCTCATTAATATACTCACTGACTGAGCCTTTTACCTGTTCTAATGCGTTTTTTTGGTCACCCACCGATAACGAGCCGAGGTCATTTTTCAGTTGAGTGATTTCAGCTTGCAGTGATTGCCCCCAATCCCCTAGCGCATTCCCCGCGGAGCCCCAAGCAACGTCTGCATTTTGCCGCTGCTCATCCAATGCGCTTAATGATGAGCTCACTGCATCTAACCTATCCACGATGTGGCTTGTCTCGGCATTGACCTCGCTGGCATTGGTGGTAAACAAAATGGCATGTTCGGTCGACAGCCCCTGCAGTGATTGCCAAAGCTCCGTCATTACACTCCCGATGGTCAGTGAACTTTGCTGCGCCGCTTGTTGGGTTTGTTTCATGCCATCGATAATGTCATCGGTCGAACGTTGCACCTTTTTAAATGCCCCATCCGCTTGCCTTGTATCAAACTCAAAGACCTGCACAAAGGTATCCATTAATGACATTAGCGATCCTTTGAAGCCGCAAGGGCTTCGTTATAGCGATTGATGATAGCAATTTCCCACAGATCCATTGCTTCTTCTAAATCTATTGATGTTTTGAGCTCTGAGAGGGTGGCGAGGTCTTCACTGAGGATGACGGCAAAGAACCCATCAGCGTTTTTATAATCGACGGGAGTGAACCGCTTACCTTGCTGAGTAGGTAGTGGAGGAAGCCTGAGTTCCCGTCGCCCCCGAAAAAACTGGTGTTATATTTCAACATTTCCAGCTCTAAGCGGATCAATGATTCGCCATCGGGCACATGGTTATCAATCAAGGTTTGTGTTTTAAGAGGGATTTCTTCACCATCGATAGTAACGCACACATAGGCCATCATTTTCAGCATGGCCTCTTTACTCACTTCATAGTCACCGATTTTCGGGGCATTAGATAACGGGTATTTGGCTAGGATTTCACGCCCGACTGTAGCGGGTAGGCGACTAATTACAAATAGCTTTTCAACGCCATCAACGTCTTTGATAGCCACTTCTTTGGGTTTAATTAACATGATATGAACCTATAAAAAGGCGGGCAACCCCGCCATAAATTGAAATGAATTAACGGACGCGTGTACTGTCGAAATCCTGAAACACAAAGGTATAGGCTTTGGATTTCAAACGTCCCGCAGAGGCCGCAGAGTTGCCACGACTGCCATTGGTAATTTTGCCGTTACGCGCTGTGACCGTTAAACCATCACCATAAGACGCCACAAAGGTAATGATATCCCCTGCGTGTCGACGCCCTTTTTTCGCGGTATTCGCCTCGAGCAAAATCGACAAGTTTTGATCTTCTTCACTGCCAGCCAATACGTTAATCGTGACGGTTTGTGGGGTCGGTGTGGACCAACTCACCAAGTTGCCGTTAATGTCCATACCGGTTTGTGCAATATCAACAGCCGGTAAATCCAGCGGGTCAGCATCGTCAGCAAAGGCGGTAATCAAAATCCCAGTGGGAAAGGTTTTGCTAGCTTGAATGGTAAAACTCAAGCCGGTTGCAGAGATATCATGCATGTTCTACTCCTAGACTAAATTATGAGAGCCTTCGACTTTGCGAACCCAATCGCCTTTGCCGTAAATCAGCACGTATTTCATGACATACTCAGGCAAGTCGCTTTCCCCCGTGTTTTCAACAATCTGCGCGTTATACCAATAGCCTTTATCCTGTACGTCATACCACGCGAGGTCATCACCCGATGCATCCGCAATCGCAAGCTTTTGCACGTCGCTCAGCGTTTTACCGGCTAAAATTGTGCCGTTATTAATCGCTTTGGTGACCGCGCCCGCTATCACCATCAACGCACGAGCTTCACCGTCCTTATTCGCAGGAACACCGCGTGTGGCCAATAACACGTTAAACCATTGCTGAGCGATATAAGCTTTTAGCCATTGTTCATTAGCGTGCACGCTCATATCCAGCGGATTAGACGCACCACCGCATAAGAAGCCCCGCTGATAAAAACGAATTTGTGAGCCGGCTATCGCGGTTTCACCGTAATAGTTCACGCGCAGCTTATCGAATAGGTCAGCGGCTTTATCCTTGGTCACTTGCGCAGGGAACGTCACACCTAATTGACGGAACATGTAGTTTGTCGTGGCGTTGGTTCGGTCATAATCCGTCGCCGCCATAACGGCCATGGGTAAGGTTTGAATAAAATAGTTGGTATCTGTTTTGAGGTTTAACCCCACAGAAGCGGTTCCCATCAATGCTGCGCTAAAATCTTCAACCTGCTTTTCGCTAACACTAATGTGCAACTGGTATTTGACGTTCTCACCCGACACATACTGCGCCAGTGGCACTGCTTGCTCTAACGTCAGCTCATCCAAGAATGTCGCACTGCCGAATGAATCGGAGACTTGCTCGGCAACCATAAAGGCTTCCAGCGGCGTTTGTGCGGGGTTACCTTCAGATGCGGTACCAGAAGACAGCCCCATGGCATTGGCCAGCACCGAATATTCAACACTAATGGATGCGCGTTCTTGCACACCGCCGCTCAGTTCAAAGGCGCTATCGAGTGAATTAAACGTCAAATAGCTACTGGAAAATTGCGGTTCCCTTTCTGCATTGAGCTTTGCTTGAATGGTGGACGCAATATCCGCATAGGACTTCGCTTCTGACAAATCAATGTCTTTGTAGCTTTTAGTGACGGTACCAATCGTGACTGATAGCGTCCCATCCGCAATGATTTTTAAATCCGCCAATGCGGCGGCTTTTGTCCCAAATAGCGTAGGTGCTCGCCCGACAGGTTCATAAGACGCAATTTGTAATTCCTTCGGCTTACTCACTGGTGCAGGGCTAACATAGCTAAAATATTGTCGTGCAAAGTGGGCTTCGGGAGAATCAGCGCCTAGCAGTTCATCAACTTGACCACTGGCGAACTCTAAAACTTTACCTGCAGGAATTTTAGGGTTAGTGGAAAATAAGCGACCGGTTAATTTACGCATCGGAACAGCAGATGCGCCAATGACCGCCGATGCGATATCAACATATCGAGTTTGTTTAATTGGCATAGTAAAAACCTTATATGCGGTGGATATCAGGATAGAGCGCACTAACAGCCGCTGTATCGGGGAAAAGGGATCGAGTGAAAGTTACGTTAAAATCAAACGAGGGGTTTGGTTCATAGTTGCTCTGGTCATTCAAAAAATAAGGACGACGAATGCCAGTTGCACGTTGAACACCAATATTCTGCTTTCGCAGCGCGGTCACAAACGGGAGCGAATTGACGATCATTCTAACAATCGCGGTCATGTCACCCGCAGTGTAATTACCTAAATGCGTAATTAACGCCTGAACTTGGTACGTTTTTTCCGATAATTGGTTTTCTTGGTGATTGGCATTGTTGCCTTGGACATTGTAATTGCGACCTTGCCAACCATGCCCACTTTCATTGATGGAAAAGAACATCACCATATTATCTTCACGACCTTGCTTGGTGGATTGAAAACCGGCTTTCACAGGGATATCAATACCGACTTCGGTCAGCTGCCGTAATAGCTGTTTGCGAATGGCAATATCAACGTCATTATCCGTCATAGGCCCCTACCTCAATGCAAATCACCGATTTCCAGCCGTCCTGCTCATACCAATCCGCATCCCCCATCACATCATATTTCTTGCCATTGAAAACAAGAAAATCAGGAGACGTACCGCGCTGAATGGCTTTAATGTCATGGGCTGTATAAAATCGGCGATAGATAGAGCTTGAATCAAAGCCCATTGATTGTGCATCTTGGGTATCGACGGCTTGCCAACTGCCCCGAATATCCACCGGTTCATAATATTGGTTTTGATCATGCCCTCGCTCATCGGGCTCACGGTTTTTAAAACGAAACCACTGAGCTGTTTGCTGAGGAATATAGCGAGAAGCGATACGGTGTAAATTCCCGAACATTACTTATCCTCCACGGTAAAACTGACGGCTTGTAACATCTGCCCCGTGTCCACTAAGGGCTTATCGGTGGATTTACCTTTGCTATGACGCCGCGCTCTGGCTTTTACCGTTGAATCGTCTAACGCAGGTGTGGTTACCGCTTTAATGGCCAGTTTCACATCCCCAGCCGCTTTTGCGCCGACTTGGGTTAGCCCATCGGTAACAGAGATATTGCCAGCGGCCGCCGCTTTGGCCACACGGAAAATTAACTGGCCATACTCTGTTTTTTTATCGCTCATCGTCGGGCGAAAAAACGAACGGGGAGGAATGCCACCGGCGGGGTAACCCAATTCTTGAATGGCTGCGATATAGGCAATGGGTGTACCATCAGGGTATTTCGAATGCTCAAAGAAACCCACTTTCAGTTGTTTCTTGGCTACCTCATCGTAAACCGCTTTTAACTGCGCTAATTTGGTCATTAACGTAATCGACCCCCGCGCGTAAATCGCCCACCCACACCGCGAAATGCCGAGCGTTCACCAGCTCCACCGATGTATTGCGGTACACTACAGCGTTTTATCAGTGCTAAGAACTGTTGGCCATAGGTGGTCATTTTGAACCAGTGTGACCAATCAGAACCCGCAGGGGGCGCAGAGAATGACACGCTGACTTTATCGATGGTCACACTAGTCACAACACCAGTTGGGGATTCATCATCCGCAATCCACTTTCGCAGTGATAGCATATGAGCAACAACCAACATCCACAGTTCGTTAGTACATACGCCCCTGCAGGGAGAAAAGTAATTTAAGGCAGATTGAGCAATAATATAAATGTCATCATCACTCACACCATTAAACGATGGATAGAGCACACGAAATGACGTTAGGGGAAATGTGCTCGCCTCCATCATTATTTACCCTTTTTGTTGGTTTTCGGGACTGCTTGTTTTTCTGCTTCCAAAGATTCCACAGTATCTGGCGCTGACTTATCGCTAGCCTCCATATTGGTGGCCACTTTTTCAGGATCTTCTTTGCGGTTTTCCACACTGATAAACCCGTTTTCTTTATGCAGTTGAAAAACATGGTTATCTTTAAACTGGGCGTATTGTTCGTCGCTTATTTCCGTGACACGCCCTCGCGGGGTATACATATGCTTGGTCATGATATTGGCTTGACCCGCAATAAACACTTTGCCATCGGTGACCGAATAGTTTTGGTCATTCGATAACGTGCAATAGACATAGAGAGACATGGTTTTCTCCAATAAAAAAGCCCTCATTTGAGGGCGTAAAAAAGGAAGTGGTCAGGTTAAATGCCAGTTAGGCGGGTGATAGCCCAAGGGCGCGTGACAAAGACACCCGCTGTCGCGTTGGTCGCATCCTCTAAATACCCTTTGATTTGGGCTTGTGAGCCCAGTAATTGGTACTTAACGGGCACCACTTGTAGAATGGTCGCGCTGGTTGCAGTTGAACCATCATCGATGGTATCTGCGAACATATACGCCACATCCGCACCACCATTCGCCCCGACAAATTCAGGTGAGAACACAAAGCGCAGATTTGGATAGTTCTCTTTCACCCATTGATACACCGTTTCACCACGCGCCACAGGGTTAGCGACATTTAGCGTTGAACGGTAGCCTAACGGTAACGTCAATGTGATCGCGATATCGTCTTTGATAATCCCGCCTGAACTCATTTCAATGCGCGAGAACATATCGGTAATATCTTGGGTGATATCGGCAAACGTGCCGCCCTTCCATTTTTTCGATGCGGTTTCATAAGCCGGTAGATTCGGTTCATTCATCAAGCCAAATACACGTGTTTCAGGGCTATTAAACCCATAGTAACCAATCCGCTCACGTCCTTGCTCTAAAGATTCAGTCGCTGAATTACGTTTTTCCGCAGCGGCTTCAAACCCAGCAGCAGATTGGCGGGCTTCCTCTAACTTACCGACTTGAAAACCTTGTTCAAAACGCACGATACCCCGATGTTCTTGGTCTTGAATGTAAGACGCTAACGGTACGTTGGTATGGTCGCCGTATAGTTCAGCTTTACCGGTTGGTGTTGCCACGTTCAGAATGATTTCTTCATCGTGCCATTCACCCGCATTCAATACACCAGTGATTTCATCCAATACGCGAACGCGAGTTGCAGTACGAATCAGACCAGGGAGAACATGTTGCAACATTTCACGTTGAATTAACCCACCCTGCATGGCTGCACCTGTGATCGCGGAATCCATCGACGCCAAGCCACCAAAACCAATTTGCTCAAGTTCCTGATACGTCCACTGTTGGTTAGGTTGGATATTAAGTTGGCCATGCTTGCGAATATCGCGGCCAGACATATAAAACTTTTGCTTGCTAACTGGCATTATTCACCTTCCTTTACTGCCGCTGGATATAGGATTTCGGTTAAGCGAATAACGCTCAAATGCGGTGCGTCAGTTGATGAAAGATGACGACTGACAAAGCCAATCACGCGCTCACCTGTACCTACCGTACCTTTAGCCGATAACGAACCGTCCGTTTCGCTGAATACGACGGGATCATTGATTTTGCCTTCGTCATCGCTTAGTTCGACATACACCTCACCCATCGTTAAAAACTCACCTTGGGTGCCATTGCGTGCATAGTTCACTTCAACACGATAGGATTTCGGGTTAATCATGATCCCCGCAAATGCGCCCTTGCCACCCACTTGCACAGACTCCACCGAATCATCTTTGTAGGTGTAGGCCCGACCGAAAATGTTTTTCTTCTCATCTTCTGAGCTGAGAATGGCGGCAATAGCACGAATAGGTCCTGCATGACTAATTTCACCCACTACGCCAGACGTTAAGCCATGCGCCACTGATTTAGGAATTGCCATTATTTCGCTCCCCATTTATCCATAATTGATTGATTGCTAACCGCAGAGTCCATCGTCACCGTGGCTTTCTGTGAATCCGGCACACGCCCTTGCATCCACGCATCGAGCGCAATGGCTTCATTGCCCTTACCACACTGGATACCGAGCTTATCAACGCCATACTCCGCCACTTGTTGCTTGGTCATGGCTGCATGGTCAAACACGCCAAGGAATGGAGTCAGCTTATGGGCTAACGAATCACGCTCGCCGATTTGCTTTAACAACACTCCAGTGTCCATCGTGGGCTTTGACGCTTCCAAGCGCTTAATTTTGCGTTTTAAAGAGGCTATCTCATCCATTGTGCCGATACCGTTTTTTAAACGTTTGAGCCGGCGATTTAAGCTATCAGTTGTCGCTTGGTCGAGATGCTCTTTGGCTTCTTCGATAGCTTCAACGGCAGTCTCAATCGCAACTTCGGCAGCTTCTACCGCTTCAGATGTACCCGTTGTGGCTTCCTCTGCTGCAACTTCGGCGGCTGTCACGGCTTCTTCCGCTTTTTGCTCTTCTTCGGGATCAGCATCAGTAGATTTCTTTTCTTCTTCCAGATTTTCTTCGGTTGAAGGCTTAGTTTGTGCAATCACCTCTGCAATAATGCTTTTCAGCGCAGTGACTTGCTCCGCTGTAAACGCACCTTCATCAGCGGTTTGCTTCTCTTTGTTTTCTTCTTCGTTCATGCGAATAAGTTCCTTTGTGTCGATAGTGATAACGAGGTGATCTTGCACAGCGACGTCAGGGCCAGTTCGCCCTTCATCCACTAATGCGAGGTGATTTCCACGTAGGTGACGCTGAATGACGTCATAGTGTTGGCCTTCATAAATGCCTGAGGTGAATTCATATTTACTGCGATAACCAGGGGAGAGGTCGATTTTGCCACTGTCGATATTGCTAAGCGCCACATCTGAAAAGATTTTGATATTGGCTCTAAGATACGGCGGGTCAAAATAGACATTCTCACCAATCACCCCTTGAATGCCTTTTTTCTCTGCTGGGGTCGCGTGCTTGCCTAACATTTCATGTTCAATGATGAATGGGGTGAGTTTGAAAGAGTTGATGGTCTCTTCACTGGCCAGTTCTTCTGGAGGGCGCAATACGCGATAGATTTTATCTGGCTCCGGAGCACCAATTTCTGCCCCCAAATAATCAAAAACCCCAACTTTAGAGATGGGGTTGTCTTTTACTTCGAGCCAGCCGTTGTTGTCATAGGTTCGTTTTGTCATGTCTCCTCGCCGAAGTCGATTACAGGCGTCCAAAAGCATTTGCAGTTAGGTAATTGACCCGGCAATCCACGTTCGCCCGTTTTTGGGTCAATAATTGGCGGGTTGTCTAAATCAAACACTTCACCATCCAGCTGTAGATGCCATTCTCTCGGCTCTGCACTTCCACCGGAGTGATGCCAAATAGCCTTACGAATTCCCGCTGATTTCATGCGCTCATAGTTTGCCGCAGTCGTGATTTTTCGCGTTTGGTCAACCGCGATAAAATTCGCTCGGCTTTCTGTGACGCTGCCAGTGTGCCTGATTTCATCTAATAAGGTTTTCGCACCCTCACCCCCTTGGGAAATAGAGCGTAACGCTGCACTTTCGATACGTTGATGAAATTGGCTAGGAATGGATTTAATCAGGGAAATATTTTCAGCCGTGGCGGCTATCATTCGGTCTTTTAACGCTTCTGGCATTGCAGGGGTTTTGATGGTAATACCGCCTGAAAGCTGTTTAAGGGAATCGTCTAAATTACGCTGCGCACCTATATCGGCTTGTGAAACAAACTTATCTGCCATGGCGCTAGACTGCGTCGTAAAGATTTTATCCCACTTGCGTTTTAACCGGTTGAGCCAAATACGCGTTTGACTCGCGATACTGGCATCCATCGTGGCGCCGTCAAAATCCTCCTTCAATTCACTAAATACGTTTTCATAGTCTTTAATCATTGAGTTGATTAACCGTGACATGTCACGTTGATAACGGCTAGATGGCGCTGCTGAATACTGCAGAGGTTTGCCCTTCAATACTGCTTGGCGGGAGGTTGCCCACTTCGCCTTTTTCGTTCGGACTCGTATTCGTCTCGACATAGTCACTCTCGTTCACATCAATGCCGTAATAGCTCGACTCTTTATCTGCTGCCAATTTTTTACGGATATCCAACCCATCAATTGCGCCCGTAGCCGCTAGAGCCGCATCCGTCTGAGCAGACTTCAATTCAATATCGGCACTCTCTGCCGCCGTTGGGCTGTCGAGTGGTGCCCATGTCACTGATATTTCAGTCAGTGGTATTTCTTCGCTACGCATCAACATGTCGTAATGACGCTGCAAGAGTTCTTCTAAGTCATTCGATTGCACACTTTCCAGCTCTTCACGGTAGTTCGACTCTTCATACTCACCCGTGGCATTAAAGCCCTTTGGCGTGGTACCGAGTAACTTAGTGGCGGGTACATTTGCTGCCGCAGCCACCAGCTGGTATTGCGTCATAATGGTGGCATCTAAATCCGCTAACGAGGTGTCGAACTGCTGTGCAACGTCCTCTTTCCCCATTACCTGCACGCCGTAGTTATCGCGCATCTCCATAAAATAAAGCATGTTTTCCTGAATGGTGTTCTTATCTGCACCTTCAGGGTCAGCCATGCCAATCGTCAATAACCGCTTGGTCATCGCCAGTTGTGGCGCTTCATTGGCTGTCCGTTCTGAAGCATAGACCCGCTCATAAATACGCTCTGGCACAGATACGCCAAAGTAGTTATAAAGTGGCTTAAGTACATTAGGTACAGGGAACGGCACAAACTTAATAAAGTGCGATTTATGGTATTTGCGACCACCAATGATGTAATACGTAGGGTCGTAAAAATCCATGCTGGCAGGGTCTTGGATATTGGAATCAGTTAAATCAGGCGTCACCCATTGTGGGTCAATCTGCTTGATCCCCTTGTACATCCCTTTAGTCACACCATCGAGATTAAAGGGGTTTTCGTACCACTCTTTTGGGTTTGATGTCTCTACAACAAACAGTGCCAATCGGCCGCCATACACGCGCCCAAAGTGAATAATCTCTTTCAAATGATGCTGTATGCGGTACTTTTTGTCGCGCTTGCGTAGCTTCTTGCTGATAGCACTGTCATCATCATTATCGCAATCAATATCATACCCTTGGCGAATGGCATCACGGGCAGGCATATTACAGGCCTTATCCACCAGCCAATGTTTTGCAATGATGGCGCACATATTGTTGCCAATAAACATTTGCGAGGCATACCACGCCGCTTGTGATTCAGGCACGCCATAAACTTGCTCACCTTTGAATGAAGGAACGGAAGTATCAATACTGTCCATCCCCACACCGTTAATCATCGGCTGCGGTAATGCTAACCCGTTAAATCCATTATCTTTCGCTAATGCAGGGTACAAATCCGTGGTAAACGCTGACCGCTTCGGCGGTGCAATCTGCTCTGCAATTTTTCGCCTTTTAAACGGCCACATAGAATTACCTCTTGGTTGTAAAGAAACCGCCTTTTTTCTTCTGGTATAAATCACGCAGCGCCTGCGTCATTGCATCCACTGTGTCGTCATGGCCAGCGAATGGGAACGTGGTAATTTCTTCCACGGTTTCCACAATCCACGGCGCAATGTCTTTGTGCGGTAACCACACGTTGCCAGCCTCCCACTCAGCGGTGCAGGCGTGAGCTCGTGCGATTTTACTGCCGTCAGGTTCAACGGGGATTAGCCCTGATACCGTTGATTTAAGGGAGTCGATAACTGCAGGGCCATTGGCTTTGTCTTCCACCAGCTTACGGCGCCCTTCAGGGAATTTTTCCGCAAGTAGCTTCACGGCATCCTTCGTTTGAGTAAAACTCATGCGTTTTCGAATTTGATAGAGCAAATAGGCATTGGCGTCTTTCTTACCCCAAACCTGCCCCACTACATAGTCGGTACCGTCGCTGTCTTTAAAGGTCATATCCCAACTATGAATAACCTTATCGAATTTATCAGGTAGGTCTTTAGGTAAGTAATAGCAAACAAACTCTTCATGGAATATCTGGCCATCACCTGGCTTCGGTGACTGTTGATACATGGCAGACCAGAAGTAATCACCAAGGATCGCTTTGGTTTCCAACAGTTTATCGATAGGATGAAGTTCAGGTACCAACGCTTCCCCTTGCTCATTAATGGCAGGGAATGCAAGTACCTTGGTTTCAGGGGCTTTTTCTTTTAATTGGCCAGATAAATCATCGGTCGCCCACCGCGTGGCCATGATGATTTCACCGCTGTTTTTTGATAAACGGGTCTTAAAGGTCGATACGTACCAGTTCCAAATCGATTTTTTAACCGTCGGGCTAAGTGCTTCTTTCGAGTTCTTTATCGGGTCATCAATAATACCGAGGTCAACTTTCTTACCGGTTAATGGACCACCGACCCCCGCACACACATAGCTGCCTTTGTGATTGGCAATGCCGAACTCGTCAGAGTTACGTTTAACAGCAATGCCATTCTCAGGCTTATTGCCTAACCAGCTCTTAGGAAATAACGCACGATATTCAGCCGACATCATAATTCGCTGAACATCGGTGTTCATATCACCGGCTAAATCAGAGGAATACGATAGCGCCCCGACGCGCATGTTGGGGTATTTTCCAAAGAAATAAGCGGGAAGATAACGGGAAACAATATCAGACTTACCATGCTGTGGCGGTGCGCCTAATATTAATTTAGGGCGCTTCCCGTCCATCATATCAACCAAGAACTGGTCGAGCGCATCACACACTGTTTGAGAAAAATGGCTCGTGATGTATTCAGGATTTATATACTGAATGAACTCATGCAAACTGCGGCGCGCTATCTCCCTTTCGATCTCTTCATCAAACAAACTGAAATCGATATTCATAGCCACACCTAAAATGGAATAAATAGCCCTTTCACCTCAAAATGACAGTGAAATGGAAAATGAGTTTTTGATAACAAATTAGCAACAAATAAAAAGCCTAAATTCAGAAAGAAGATTTAGACTTTTATCGGTTTGAGGTGACATTTTAATTGAGTAGAAAAGTCGCAGGGCATGTAAGGACCATTATGTTAAATAAAGGCGATAAAGAAGAAATTATCTACTAATCTTTTTCACTTCATGAGGTAGTGCTTTTCTATCTATCCACTCTCCCCGTACATCAGCAATAAATGGCCTAAATCTATCACTATTAATATGCTGCAAAATGCTCTGAATGTGTTTACTTTTGATATCATGGCCTTTGGCTATATTAAGCCTCGGTCTATATAAAAATAAACGCACACCTGATTCAACAACACTATAATCCTTAGACAGCACAGAGCCAAAGCACAACATAGTCCCAAGAGAAAAATAGCCGGCGTATTTACGCACTCGCATTACGATATGAAAATCATAATCAACACCTTTAATTTCTAGAACTTGCGCATTAGTACCATCGAAATTGAAACCATAAATTCCGTTGTACTTATCGGTTTCATATGTATGCCACTCATACGTTATTTGGTCTATTTTTACCTTTTGCATATCCATGCTTCCATTTTTCCACATGGGTATGTTATATCACTTTTGGGCTTTTTCTCTCAATTGTATAAGCTGCTCAAAACTCAAATGACTTAAATCAATACCTGTTGATTGAATAGGCCCACCATCGGCGCCCGTTATCTCAGTCTTGTTCTTAACCATCCCCAAATGCTGTGCAACCATTTTAAGCGCATCGTCTTGATTACGAGTGATCACCTCGACACCAAACTTACCCTCTTTCACACCAGCAAATAAACGACGAGCCGCGCCAGTTAAATCACGCGTATCATGAAAATGCGCACGGCCAATACCAGCACCATTACATCTAGGGCAATCGGGATTAGGGTCTAATGTGTCATCGTAACCGTAGCCACCCACATTTTGCGGAGGTGGTTTACTTGCTGCCATGGCTTTTTTCACAGCATCTTCATATTCGACCGCATCACGCCACTGATAATTGAAACCAAAGCCCCAACAATGACGACAACATAATCGGCGATATTCAGTTAGTTCATTAACGTCTGCGGTCGCAATATCCCACCACATTTTTAATACGGCATCTTGGGTGATTTGAGTTCTGCGTTCTCTATCCGCTAATGCGTCTGTAATTGCGCGATTGACCTTAGCATTTCTGTACATCCGACTGGCGCCAACATAAGCAGTATTACCTTCACCATTTCCACCGGCTCTCTTATAAGCTGCCGTCCGATTTAAATCGACAAGATACTCATTGACGAATCTGAACTGCATATCGTTAAGCCCGTAGTTGCGCAGGTTAAATGTGTTTTCATCATCGTGCGCATTATCTTGTTCACTACTCTGCGCAGTTGGTATATCACTATCCTGTATTGGCTCTTTTGCACATTCTTTTTCGTGCGCAGTACGCAATTTCTTATGCGCAGTTTTTTGCGCAGCTGGCTTTTTAATATATCGACGCGCAGTTGCGTAATTGAGTCCCTGGTCTTCACACCACTCTTTAGGGGATACTCCTGATATAGCATGTTCGGTGAGGAACTGTTGCTGTAGCGTCCCCCAATCCGGTTTAGCCATCGTGTTTATCTCCTTAGCCGATTAGAAAGTCTACTTGTAGGAATAAACTTTCTGATTAGCTATTTCCCTCAAATAAAAAAACCCGCTCTAGGCGGGTTATTGCGAATTCTTTTTTATTTTGTTTCTGGAGTAGCATCTCTCATTGATTTAGGAATTTCTTTTTCACCATATTCTTCAGCTATAGAAATTATTTCCTTATATGGACGAGCATACGGACCAACTACAACTATAATGTTTTTCCTTTCTGCCTCTTCAGGCGTTAACTTCATAGCTTCGACCGTCATTATCAAAGCTACTTTCAAAGCCGCACCTGTCCATGGTAAATATTTAATTTCGTCCCCTTCACTACCTGCCATAGCAGCCTCCCTCAACACTACCCACTTACTAAATTCTACCCTACAAAAAAGACTGATGCCTTGCCTAACCAGTTTGGTATGGCTATTGATGTTAATAACAAGAGAAAACCAACTACTAAGTATTGGAAAACATAAAGCATACGGATAAATAGTTCTTTTAATATCATAGAGTGTACCCTTTATTGCTAATGTGATTAATTACCAAAAAAAGTATTAACACCTAAAATATAGCAGCTCATTTTCATTTGTCAGGTATATCTAACCATACCAACCCCATACAGATATCATGCATTAATACTAATATTACAGCTCTATACTGATAAAAATGGTAATCAAATTGTTCTGCTATAATTAAAAGTGATCTTTTGTAACTTATAACTTCACACTAAAAGGAAGAAAATATGTTGAAAAAAATCAGTTTCCTCATCTGCTCATTAGCGGTTGCTTTCACATTAACCGCCTGCAACACCACTAAAGGTGTTGGTGAAGACATAGAGGCTGGAGGAGAGGCAATACAAAGAGCAGCCCAGTAAAAAGCCTACTCTCTTACCTAACAAACTAGAGGATAAGTTTATTTTGTCCTTCTAGTGTTTTCTTAAGCTTTTAACGAGGCTCATATTCGTATTTTCTTTTCCGTATTTGCTTACACTTAGTTCATATGAAAACTTTTTAAACCATCTATGCTGATAGTGTGTTCAAACTATTGCTTTATTTTATTTTGCCCCTGAACAGGGGCTTTTCTTTGTTGTTACTTTGTATTTTTCCCTTATAAAAAACTAGTATGAGGCTGGCTATTATTTATTATTATTTTCTATCATTTACTATATCTACTCTCATTTTTAATATTGATGATAGCGTCTTCATTGAATAAAGTTGCGACTCAAATAATCCTTTTTCACTGTCTGGTAGTTTATTAAACGCTCTACTACGTATAAATTTGACTAAATATCTAATTCTTACATCTAAGAGTGCTGAATCATTTAGTAATTGTTGACTTCTGTTTTTCATACTACTTTCGCATAACCAATTACACTAATTATGAGTACTTAAAGAGTAGATATGAATCCAGATATTTCAAATTATTAATGACTGATCATACCAAATTAAAGGCTAATGAGAGACTTATTCAATATCTGGCTACTAAAAAGCCCCCAAATGGAGGCTCATTGTTCACTTAATCGACTATCAATTTAAAATACTTAGAAATAATTTTGCATACTTTGAAATACCGACTATATTTAAAGAGATATTCAATTGTATAAAGCAACATCTTTTAGCCTACTGCTGTGTAGGCTTTTTTTTGATTTCATCGCCTGTCGTTGTTGTTCAATTTTCCGCATTGATTTCTTGTTAAGAATATATTTTACTATTTGATAAGAATTCCATCACAAAGAGAGCTGTATCAATATATATGTATACTTACCCCATTGCGCTCTTACTCATATCTATCCCTATCCTTATCTGCATCCTATTCATTATTAGTAAAGATAAAAAACAACCAGATATAACGACTCTTTTTTTAAAGTTTTCCATCTACTTATTAAGCGCCCTTACCTTCATAAGTTTAATTTTTTTTGCAAGAGCATTTACCGATTGGTATTAACGTAAACACTCCGTTCTAATATAATCTTGTAAGCCAAGTATTATTTTCTCTGACTCTGCAATTCGCTCTCTGAGTAACCAATAATTTCGGATAGCGGAGTCAGTAGGTCGGGCGGTGACTGCATCATCCATGCCGGAGGGGGTAGCGCTTTCGACTTTTTTACAACTGGCTTTGATGTACACCCGCTCAGGATTACGCTCAGCAGCAATACGCAACTTATCAATTTCACTTTTTGCATTGGCTAGTTCCTGAATATGTTTAGTATCGAGTTTATGAAGGGATTGGACTCGTTCTTGATAATCTTCATTAATTTTGACTTGCTCTGTCAGCTCGACGAGTAGCGCGGCATTCTTGGTGTTTAGCTCACCTATTCTTTCGTGTTGTTTCCACATTCCCCATATAGCTACCCACGCTGCGATAAATAACGCGACTCTGACTGTATTCATGGTGATTACCATATAGAAGATTAAAAATTAACTTGCTGACCTTTATAATGATCGATGGCTTTCTGGCAGCGCTTTTCTAAACTGGCTTTATCAATACCGCATGTGTTATCTGTCATACGATAAGCACCGAAAGCAATTATTGATATCGCAAGCAGCATAAAGAAAATTACAGCCACTATAGGTTTCCATGACATATGGCCGCCTCCGCTTCTCTGCGATTAACGAGTCCACGCCATACTTTCTTTTT